GCGTATTGCTTGGCCACACAATCACGGGCTATGACTACGTCATCTCCCAAGATGGCGTAGCCTGCGAACCAACCTGAACCTAGTTTCACCTTACCCGCAAGAAATGCGGACCACTGAACGAAAGCGTGATGGATGAATGCCAACATCGCCCATGAACTCAATGCTCCCATTGGTTGACCGGTGCCATATATGAGATAACCCGTACTAGATAAAGGAATAGAAACCTTTCTACCCTTTACCATAGTAACGTAGTTTTTCCCACAATGGTACTCCCGACCAATCAACAGGGATGCCCATAATTCAGCCCCCCCACTTGTTAGGAGGGGAGACAGAAGAACCTTCTGTAAGATGATAGGTATTCGATCAGTTGCGGACGATAAATCAAAAGAATGAAGAGAAATAGAAGAACGAGTTGTTAGCTCTTTCTTCCGTTTCCATTCAAACAATTGATAAATCGGCCGTACTTGGTCGAATGTACCATCTTGAGGAATCATGGACAATAGCTCAAAGATACGCCGATGTAGCTTATCAAAGAGCCATTGAGTAAATGGATCCACCATGGCAAACACTCTCACCTTACCCGCAGGTTCCTCTTTGAACCCCAAACGCCCGAGATGGTTCGTTGCTTCGAAAGGACACCCAGGAGAGTCAGAAGACAGTGGTAGGGAATCCTCCCAAACCCACAGTCTCTGACCCCACTGCTCAATCCTGTTAATAACCCATAACGAGTTTGTCATCTCACACCAATTTCGCAAAAGCGGAAAAAGTGGAGAATTCATCCACGCATGGGCACTAGCAAGAAGAGCAGCAGGCGATGTCGCCTGGGCCCCTCCGGGCACGTTACCACCTCGAACGGCTGGAGAACTCCGAGAAATCATAAAAGGTAAGGCTTTGAGACCCTTCAAGAACGACAATGGAGACCAATCCCCACTCCGAACCTTTCCCATCGACGCCTTCCCAAAGCGCCGAAGAGAAAGTAGGAAATGGGTACTTATAAATTGACTAAATTCATAAGTCAATT